ATAAAGTTATGTATAGGTCACAGGGCGCTATATATCAGTTACGTAGATTAAAACTATTACGAGATGAGGTATTAAAATCATGAAAGATCAAATGGAACTTTTTGAAGATGGCGGTCTTAAAGATGAGGGCGGCATGGTAGATGAAGAATCTGGTAATGAAGTTCCTGTTGGTGGAACACGTAAAGGTGTTCGTGATGATGTACCTGCTATGGTAAGCGAAGGTGAGTTTGTATTTCCTGAAGATGTTACAAGATACATTGGACTAGACAAGTTAATGCAAATGCGTCAAAGTGCTAAAATGGGATTAAAACGTATGGAAGCTATGGGTCAAATGGGAAATAGTGATGAAGCTACTATGCCTGATGATATGCCTTTTGGTGTAGCCGATCTTGTTATTGTTTCTGATGATACAGGAGAAGAGTTAGAAATGCAGGAAGGTGGTTTTGTAACATCTACATCTTCTTACAGAACTGCTCCACAACAGCCTGTGTATACTGCACCGCCTACTAGCCCGACGGCACCACCAGCTACCGTTTCTACTACACGTAGATTAACTCCTGAATTAGAACGCCCAGCAAAAAGCTCTATTGATTTTAAAAAGTTAATGGGTGAAGCAAGCATTGAATACGTAGAATACAGGAATGAAGCTGGCAATAATATGATGATACCTCATATTGGCGGCGTTCCTATGTTTCCTATTCCTGAAGGGTACACACGTTATGAAGCATCTAATGAAGACTCTGTAGAAAATTCAGATACAGAAGAAGCTGAAGTCGTAAAAGAAACTAATAAAATTAGTAAAGATAGACCCGATAGAGATATTGCAGCAGAAATACAAGCAGAGTTTGATAAAGCTCCTCCCCCTATAAATTGGGGTACTTTAGATACAGATGAACTTATTAGTCAGACAGATGGTATAACAGGCATGGCTAGTAACATTGCTACTGCTGGTATGTTTTTGTTAGGGCCATTAGCGCCTTTAGGATTGGCTGCTATTAATCAACAAAATAGAGATGCTCTTGCCGCCATAACTGCACGAATAGCAGAAGGTAACTTATCTCCAGAAGACCTTGCGAAACTAACTGAACAACAAGGAATATTAGAAAAAAAATTAGGCACAGTAGGGTCTAGCATTATATCTAATATTGTAGACGGTATTTCAACTGCATTAGGTTTGTCGGAAACTATTACAGAAACAGCTAAGGCAAAAGTTGCAGAAAGCACTTCAGGTGTGCCTGCATCAGAAATACCTGAAGCTTCACCTAAACAAGTACAACCTGCAGAAACTGCTCCTACACCTGAAGAAATGTTAATGCAACAACCTGTTAAAGTTGCTTCTGCGCAAACAGGAGATCCAGAAGTTTTTTCCTATAGTCCTTCTGTAGTTGATATGAAAAGGCCAGATGTTCCGATAACTTTAGGTGGAGGAGATCCTGCATCTCCATCAACTACTTTTGCTACCACGCCTATAGCTCCTTCTGTTACAGGCGGCTATGATGAACAGCCTACTGTACAGGGAACCACATTACAGGGTATGGAAGAAGCACCTATTGTTTATGGAGAAAGCTCTCCTACAGCAGCTAAAGTAGAAGTTACACCATACGAAGGTTCTGTGCAACAAACAGCCGCAAATAACGCCGCTGAACAAATGCGTAGAATGACGGAAGAAAGACAGCAGCAACGTTTACAAGTTATAGATCCTGAGTTTACCGCAGGTCTTACTGCTAAACCTTATAGTGATCCTATGTATCAAGAAGCTGGTAGAGGTTATACTCCCCCACCGGCAATGAGTTATGATGAAGGTCCAGTAACGTATACACCCCCTCCAACTGTAGAGCAGCAAATGGGTACGGCTATACCTTCTTACGATGAAGTAGGATTAAATGTTGATCCTCGTAGACAACAAGGGCCAAAACAAGCTGAAGTTTTCCAAACACAAGAAGCTGAACGTATGGAAATTGAACGTCAACAAACATTAGCTGACACACAAAAACGTTTAGAAGAAAATAAAGAATTATTTGCAGATGCTGAAAAACGACTAGCAGAACAACTAGTAGTGTCTGCATCAGATATAAAAAATGCTAATGACGCTGCTGAAGCAAGATACAACAATGATATTGCTGCCATTCGTTCAGAACACACAAAACGAATAGATGATCTTATGAAAATAGGTATTCTAGACAGGGCTGCTGCAGAACGTAAAGCTTTAGAATTAGCAAAGGCTGAAGAAGAAGAAGCTAAAAGAAAGATGGAAGCAGAAAGAAAACGAATTGCAGACGCCAAAGCTAAAAGTGATGCCGAAGCAAAGAGAAGAGAAGAAGAAGATAAACGATATAAAGCATCTCTTGCTGCAACAGGTACAGCGACTAGAACAGGAAGTGCTGCACCTTTAACGTCTATTAGACCTCCATCTAAACCTACTGCACCTGCTAAACCAAGCACACCAGAAGCCAGTAATAATAAGTCTACACGTTTAGATTCAAGCAATCCTAATACTAATAAAAATATAGACGCACATTTATCTAGTACTGAAAAAGCGTCCTTGGCAGCTAATCCTAGTTTAGCGGCACACTATACGGCTACAGCAAACAGACGTGCTAACGAAGCCGCTAGTGGCGATACGTCTAATACAGATTCTGCAAATGAAGCCGCCGACTCTAGTGGTGGTGATTGTTGTTTTATCATGTTAGAAGCTCGTTACGGTAATGGTACTATGGATATGGTAGTACGTAAATATCGTGATGAATATATGACGGATCGTAACCGCAGAGGTTACTACAAAGTTGCAGAAGTGTTTGTGCCTCTTATGCGAAAGTATCCAGTATTTAAATGGTTTATTACAAAAATATTTGCAGATCCGCTTGTTTCCTACGGTAAATATCATTATAATAAAAAAAAGATTGGCGTTATATTTACTCCCGTTAAAAACTTTTGGATGAAACTGTTTGATGTAGTGGGAGGAAATACTAAGTTTATTCGTGAGAATGGCGAGACTATATAGGAATATAATATGGAATTTACACAATATACTGAACTTGTAGCTAAACGTTTTAATGGCTTACAAGAAGATGATAAAGATATTATCCGTAGTTTAATGGGTACATCACAAGGTCGTGTACTTGGTAAAGTACTTGGCCCAGAAATAATGACTAATGTTAATTTAGGTAAAGCTAAAAAACCAGTTGTTAAAAAACGTGGACTAGCAACACGTTAAATTGCTAGATACGCTGGCTACTCATCCCCCATCCAACATGGCTACGGTGGCCCCAGTAAGGAAAATATAATGGCTAATGATATTATGGCAGAAGAAATGCAAACAGAAAAGAAAGTTGCATTTGCTAATCGTAAATATAATAATGAAGACAAACGTAAAAAAGAAGAAGAAGAATTAGAACAACTTATTGCAGAACAAAAAGGTGAAGCGGTAGAAGTTGTTCAAGAGTCTGAGCCTACTGGTGCAGAAGAAAAAAGTTTTAAAAAACGTTACGGCGATCTTCGTAGGCACATGCAAGATAAAGAAAAGTCTTGGGAAGATAAGTTTAAACAGCTTGAAGGTCAGTTAAAAGAAGTAACACAAAAAGAAATTAAATTGCCTAAGTCGGATGAGGACATTGAGGCATGGGCAAATAAATATCCAGACGTAGCAGCTATTGTAGAAACTATTGCAATTAAAAAAGCACGTGAACAGTCTGCAGGTTTAGAAGATCGTGTAAAAGAAATTGATGAGATGAGAGCTACAGCATCTCGTGAAAAAGCAGAAGCTGAATTAATGCGAGCACACCCAGACTTTGGTGAAATTCGTGACAGTGACGAGTTCCATGAGTGGGCTGACGAACAACCTAAGTGGGTACAAGATGCACTGTATGAGAATGACAGTGACGCTCGTTCAGCAAGTCGTGCAATTGATCTGTATAAAGCAGACAAAAACATTAAAACAAAAAAACCTGCAAGCACTAAAGATGCTGCACGTTCTGTAAACAGTCGTAATAATCGTAGCCAACCTGAAGAATATGATTCATCTACAACATTTAAAGAATCACAAGTAGCTAAGATGTCACCTCAACAATACGAAAAAGCATCTGACCAAATTATGGAAGCTATTCGTACAGGTAAATTTGTTTACGATATGTCTGGTTCTGCCAGATAAAGCTATTGACATATAATATATTTATGATATAACTATATGTACAATCGGTAGTATGGCCCTGTTAGGTATTAACTACAGTTACCCGTACTACCAATTAACTAAACTATCCGCAAACAACAATACACGCTTTCGGACAACCTAATGTCTCATGGCCCGTTTTGCTAGAAGGTAGGCCAACTTTCTAATAAACGCACCCTAGTAGAATTAGCCTCTGTATAAGTCATTAGTCGTTTGCATCTGTGATTTAATGCTAGGAGAAAATAAAATGGCATTTACATCCGCTGCTGGACATGGCAATTTACCCAATGGTAATTTCTCACCAGTAATTTATAGCAAACAGGTGCAACTTGCTTTCCGCAAAGCATCAATCTGTGAAGCTATTACTAACTCCGATTATTTTGGAGAAATCGCTGCAATGGGCGACTCAGTTAAAATTATCAAAGAACCTGAGATCACCGTTAAAGCATATGAGCGTGGCACAACCATTACACCACAAGATCTTGATGACGAAGATTTCTCATTGACAATCGACAAAGCCAATTATTTTGCTTTCAAGGTTGACGATATTGAGGAAGCCCATTCCCACGTCAATTTCCAAAGTCTTGCAAGTGATCGTGCTGCGTATCGTTTGTCAGATCAGTTCGACCAAGATGTACTTGGTTACTTAACTGGTTTTAAGCAATCAGCTATTCATGGTACACCTGACACAGTTAACACAACTGTTAATGGTACTGTGGCTGTTTCAACTGCAGGTACAGATGAACTGTTGTCTTCAATGAAACTTGACGCAGCAGCCTTCGGTGGTTCTGCGGGTGATGCGCTTGCCCTTCAGCCACGTGCTGGTGGTGCAACTGACACTACTCCTGCTGTTGGTGATACTTTCCCATTAACTGTTATTGCACGTATGTCACGTTTGTTGGATCAACAAAATGTGGATACTCAAGGCCGTTGGTTGGTAGTAGATCCAGTATTTATGGAACTTCTGAAAGACGAAGACTCACGTTTGTTTAACGCCGACTTCGGTGGTTCAGGCTTGGCTAATGGTCAAATCGGAATGAACATTCATGGTTTCCGTGTTTATCAATCAAACAACTTACCAGCCGTTGGTACAGGTCCGTCCTTTACAGGTACGAACTCATCTACTAACTATGGTATGATTGTTGCTGGTCACGATTCAGCCGTTGCAACTGCAGAGCAGATCAACAAGACTGAAACATATCGTGATCCAGATTCATTCGCTGACATTGTTCGTGGAATGCATCTATATGGTCGCAAGATCCTTCGTCCAGAAGCTCTTGTGAACGCTAAGTATCACTTGGCATAAGAGGAGAACTAGACAATGGCTACTATTACTGCACAACTAGCTCCTGCACATGGAGCTTCTTCACGTGGGCGTCAGCCTTACATGGTAGAGCAAACAATCGACCTAACGGCAAATAGCATTGCACCTGCTGATGTAGTACAAGCTATCACTGTTCCTGCAAATACTAAAATTATTGCTGCAGGTATTCAAGTGACAGCTTCCGCTACTATGAATACAGGTACAGATGCTACTGCTATCTTGGGTACAGCCGTAGACGATAATGAGTACGTGGCTGCTTTTGATATTGATGGTGCTGCAGATGGAGCGTATGCTCCTTCCGCTGCTGTATCGGGTGATGTTGTCATTACTTCTGCAGATACACTTGACGTAACACTTGCAGGTTCTGGCGCATCATTTTCTGCAGGTACACTACGTGTATACGCTGTAATGATGGACGTTAGCGCACTAGGCGAGATGTCTGCTGACGAAGTAGGTCGTGACGCACTTGCGTAACTAAATAATTAAGGGGCTGCTTTCGGGTGGCCCTTTAACTACATAAGGATTTTAAAATGCGTAAGAAAAAAGGATATGCTTTAGGTGGTGTTACTACACCTGAACAAGAAGATAGTAAATACCGTCCTTCTGCTAATCGTGCACCTCAAGGCATGATGTCCTCACGAGGCACTGCTTCAGCTATGGGTTTATATGATGGTGGCGTAGTAGTTAAAAAGAATTACTGTAATCCTGTAAAAATTGTAGATAATCGTAAAAAATAATGGCAGGTATTAACTTCAGGACAGCCAGCAAGTTTGCTGCAGTTACAGGTAACTCTGCTAGTAGTACTAGCAATCCTAATAATGCTACGGTGTTATTTACTTGTCCTGAAAGTCACGAAGCTGAAATAGTTTTTCTTATGATAGCTAATGAAGATAGCTCTACATCTAACATAGGAATACAAGTATACCATGCAGATGACAACACGTACCATATGCTAGTAGGTGAAGAGTCTATAGCAGGTAATAACCATACACAGTTTATTGGTGGTGGGCCTTTGTTTTTACATGCAGGTGATAAGGTCTTAATATTTAGACACACTTCTTCACACAACTTTGATGCTACACTTTCTGCTAGATTATATTTTACACCTGCTAAAAGGTTATAACAATGAGTACTTTTCTTAGTCTAACTAACGAACTTTTACGTCGATTGAATGAAGTTCAAATTGACCAAGCAGACTTTGCTAACGTTAAAAACGTTCAAGCATTGGCTAAAGATTCTATTAACTCATCTATTCGTCAGATGCTTCAGGATGCTCAAGAGTGGCCTTTTACTTTAGTAACATATGAGCAGACACTAGTTGCTGGAACTAATACATATGACTTTCCTGCTGACTACTCTAAAGCAGACTGGGATACATTTTATATTAAACAACTTACTTCAGAAAACAACACACCTAAAAAATTAAAATTAATTACATATGATCAATACTTATCTAAGTTTAGAAGTGTAGAAGATTTAGGTGGAAATAATGGTAGATCTGATCCTGACTATGTTTACTTAACACAAGATACAAAATTTGGAGTTACGCCTATACCAAATGCAGCGTATGTTATAGAGTATAGATATTGGAAGTATCCAGCGGATCTCACAGCTTACGATGATACAGCAATTATACCTGATAGATTTAAACATGTTGTTATTGATGGTGCTATGATGTATATGATGTTGTTTAGATCTAACGAACAAAGTGCATCTATGCACAGTAAAAAGTTTGAAGACGGTATTAAGATGATGCGTAGATTAGTTGTAGATCAACATATCAATGTTATATCTACAGTAATACAAAGGTCTAATTATACCGCAAATGTTGATAACTTTTAAGTATGGCTGACGCTTTACAAACATATGTCTCTGTTTGTGCAGGGGGTCTTGTTACTAACGTTGACCCACTTACTCAAAGTAACTCTTTGTCAGGCAGCGCAGTACGTCTAATTAACATGGAGCCATCTTTAGAAGGTGGTTACAGACGCATAAGCGGTTACGCAAACTCTTATGGTACACTTCCCGGTACTGGTAAAGTTTTAGGTCTTAATGTAAACGGTGAAATAAATCAAGGAATACTTGGTTGTAGAAAACCGTCCTCTGGAAATAACTACTTACATTGGTATAACCACTACTACGATGTAGCACTAGGATCAGGGCAAGGCTCTGGTTTTTCTGTAGGTGAAACTCTTACAGGTGTAGTTAGTTCAGGAGATGCAACTACAGTAGCAGCAACAGGTACTGTAATATCTAAAACTTCTGATGCTCTTGTAGTAGACTTTGGTAAATTGCCTAGTAATATTTTTGCTACAGGTAATGTTATTACAGGCGGTACATCTACTGCAACAGGTACAGTAGCAAGTACACCTACAGTCAAAGGTTGGCAAGCAGTATCATCTGCAGGTAGTCCTACCATGACAGGGGTTGACGTTGTAAGGTTTGAGCGTTATAATTGGACTGAAGAAGTCCTGCTACTAACAGACGGTATTAATCCTGCTGCCAAATATAACGGTACTACATACACACAGATTACACATACTAATGCTCCAAACAATCCACAATTTGCTAGTGCCTTTGCAAATCACTTATGGTTAGCTGGAGATCCTGACGAACCATTTAATATTTACTTTTCATCCCCTAATGCTGATACAGACTTTGATCCAGCAAATGGGGCTGGTGTTATCAACATAGGCTTTACTGTAACTCAGTTAAAAGCATTTCGTAATCAACTTTATGTATTTGGTCAAAACCAGATTAAACGTATTGTTGGAGACAACTACTCTAACTTTAGTGTAGAAAATGTTACTAATGACTTAGGTTGTGTTGCTCCTGATACTGTAGTAGAATTTGGTGGTGACATTATCTTTCTTGGACCAGATGGCATTAGACCTATTTCTGGAACTTCTCGCATCGGGGATGTTGAACTTGAAACAGTGTCTCGTGAGATCCAAAAGACCTTTGAAAACTACACAGCTAACGAAGATGTTACAAAACTAAAAGCCCTAGTTATTCGTAGGAAGTCACAGTTTAGATTATTCTTTGAAGCTAATACTTCTTTGTCGTTACTGGCGGCTATTCGTAAAAGTTCTTCAGCACAGTCTACATTTGAATATAGTCAGCTTGTAGGCATTGAAGCAACAGCAGTAGCTAGTGGGTATGTAGGGCAGTTTGAGTTTGTACTGCATGGAGATACTACAGGTAAAGTATTTAAGCAAGAAGAAGGTAATTCTTTTGGTGGATCTGACATACTAAGTGTTTATCAAACTCCATTTTATTTTATGGGTGATCCAGAGTTACGTAAGATTTTTTACAGAGTTAAAACGTTTCTTAAATCAGAGGGTTCAACTTCAATATCTGTAGGCATAGAGTATAACTTTGGTGACTCAGAGATTGCTACACCAGCAAACTTTGATTTAAGTACCGCAGGTGCTGCATCTTTATTTGACGCAAGTTCAACTCTTTACGATGAAACAGATGTTTATGATGGAAACCCTACACCAATTAGAACTACTAATATAAGTGGGTCAGGCGATTCTATATCAATAGCATACGTTACTAACGGTACAAACCCCAGCCATACCATACAGGCTGTTTCAATTTTGTATGGCGCAGGGGATAGGAGATAAAAAGTGGCAGGATATACAAGACAATCTTCAGCAGATATTATTGCAACGGCTGTTGTTCGTGCTAACCCGCTGAACGTAGAGTACAATGCATTACGAGATGCATTTAACGCAAGCACAGGACATAAGCACGATGGTACTGCAGCAGAGGGTGCATATGTACCACTGATTGCAGACTCAGATGCTTTAAACAAAGTAGTTATTGATACATCAAACAATCGTGTTGGTGTATTTGTAGAGGTATCTAGTGCTGCTGTAGAGCAAATACGTATTCAAGATGGTGCAGTCGTTCCTGTTACTAACAACGACATTGATCTTGGTACATCTAGTTTACAGTTTAAAGATTTATTTATTGATGGTACAGCTACAGTAGATGCACTGCAAGTAGATGCTAATGCTGTTGTTACGGGTAATCTTACAGTAAACGGTAATGCTACTCTGGGTAATGCCGCTAGTGACACTGTTACTATTACTGCTGACGTTGCTTCTCCACTACTACCTTCTGCTGATGACACGTATGACTTAGGTGCTGTAGGCTCTGAGTGGCGTAACTTGTACATTGACGGTACAGCTAACATTGATGCTCTCGTAGCAGATACTGCAGACATCAATGGTGGTACAGTTGATGGTGCTGTTATTGGTGGGGCTAGTGCTGCTGCTGGTACATTTACTTCTTTAACTGCTACAGGTACATCTACACTTACTACGGTAGATATTAATGGTGGTAATATTGATGGAACTATTATTGGTGCTGGTTCTGCTGCTGCTATTACAGGTACAACAATTACTGGTACATCTCTTGTAGGTCCAGTAACAGGTGATGTTACAGGCAATGCAGACACCGCTACTGCACTAGAAACGGCAAGAACTATAGGTGGTGTATCGTTCAACGGTACAGCTAACATTAATCTTCCCGGTGTAAATGCTTCAGGTAATCAGGATACTTCAGGTAATGCTGCTACAGCTACAGCCTTAGAGACTGCTCGTACTATTGGTGGAGTTAGCTTTAATGGCACATCTAATATTAATCTCGCAGGTGTAAACACTACAGGTAATCAAGATACGTCAGGCAATGCAGCTAGTGCGACTGTACTACAAACAGCAAGAACTATTGCAGGTAACTCTTTCAATGGCTCTGCTAATATTACTATTGCTGCTACAGATCTGTCCGACACAGACCAGAGTTTAGCTACAAGTGATAACGTACAGTTTGCTCAAGTAACTACTACAGGCAATGCTATTGTCGGTGGTGACTTAACTGTAAATGGTACTACAACAACAATCAACTCTAGTAACATGACTGTAGACGATCAGCTTATTGAGTTAGGTAATGGTCGTTCAGGTTCTGCTTCAGGTGATGCTGGTATTGTTATTGAACGTGGCAGTGATGCTAATGCTTTCATTGGCTTTGACGAAAGTGCAGATAAGTTTACTGTAGGTACTGGTACATTTACTGGTGCATCTACAGGCGATCTTACAATTACTACAGGCACACTTGTAGCCAATATTGAAGGTAATGTCACAGGTGCTGTTACAGGTAATGCTGATACAGCCACGGCCCTAGCAACCGCACGTACAATTGCTGGTCAATCTTTTGACGGTACTGCTAATATTACTATCGCTCCTACAGACCTTACGGGTGTAAATGCTACCGCTACTGAACTAAACATTATGGATGGCGATACTTCAGCTACATCTACTACTCTTGCAGATGCAGACAGAGTTGTAGTTAATGATGCTGGCACCATGAAGCAGGTAGCACTGACTGACTTTGAAACATACATGGAGACATCTTTAGATACTCTAAGTAATGTGACAACAGTAGGTGCTCTCAACAGTGGTAGTATCACAAGTGGCTTTGGTGCCATTGATGTTGGATCAAGTGCTATTACTACTACAGGCACAATTAACTTTGGCTCATTAGCTGATGGTTCAATTACTATTACAGGCTTTGTAGATGAAGACGATATGTCATCTAACAGTGCTACACTTATCCCAACCCAACAGTCTGTAGAAGCTCGTATTCAAGCAGTCAATGGTACAGCTAATAATGTAACAGGTCTTAATGCTACAGGTGCAGAGTTAAACACAGTAGCTGACTTTTCTGCTGTAAGTGTAGACACAAGTACTGCAATAGCTAGTAATGATGCCTTATTAGTATTTGACAATGGTAACGAAATAGGTTATCGTGATGTAGACTTACTTGATACATACTTCTCAGGTACAACTAAAACACTCACTAATAAAACTCTAACAAGTCCAGTAGTAACTGGTATGCACCTTAATGATTCAGGGTTTACTGTAGAAGGTTCTGGTGCAGACGGTAATGAAACTACTGTAGCCTTTACAAACCCAACTGCAGATCACACTATTACATTCCCTAATGCTACAGGTAATGTAGCTGTATTTACTGCTGCTCCTGCTGCTGCAATTGCTGACGGTTCTAACGGGCAGGTACTTACAACAAATGGCTCTGGGGTGTTGAGCTTTTCAGACATGGCATCTGGTGCAGATCTTTATGCTGCTAATCCTTCAAGTGCTACTGATCCAACTGCAAGTGGTGCTAATGCTGTAGCTATTGGTACAAATGCTCAAGCCACAAATACAAATGCAGTGGCGATTACAAGAAACGCTGTGGCGAGTGGCTCACACTCATTCGCCGTAGGGAATAATGCTGCGGCAACGGGTACAAATGCTATAGCCATTGGCTCAAATACAGATGCGGCAGAAAGATCAGTAGCTATAGGGGGTGCAGGAGCGCAAGCACTAACTACAAATACAACTGCAATTGGTAGTAGTTCATCTTCTCAACCTGCTACAATCCCTTCTGGTGGAAGCGGAGGTACTATAGCTCTTGGTGGGTCATACGCTTCTGGCACAGATAGCTTTGCCGCAGCTATAGCCAGTAACTCATCTAGCTACGGCGCACAGGGTACTAATAGTATTGTAATGGGTGAGCAGGCAAAGACTACTGGTTCGCACTCAATCGCAATTGGTAAAAGCACACTTACATCTGGATTTCGTTCTATTTCACTGGGATACAATGCGGGAACTAACGATAGCTATGCGGCTGCACTAGGTAATGATGCACTAGCAAACGCAGAAAAATCGTTAGCATTAGGAAACTCTTCACAGGCATTAAGCTATGGGTCAACTGCTATAGGTTACGAGGCTAAGTGCGCTATAAATTATGGTCTTGCTTTTGGTTTAAATGGTAGTGCATTTAGAGCAGATACTGGGTTTGAGTTAATGCAGTTGTGCTGCGATACAACTGATGCCACCGCTACTGTAATGACTACAAATAACTCAGGTGCAAGTGACAGCAATACTGTAAAAGTTGATGCTTTTAGCATTGTAGCTTTTGACGCCATGATTGTTGCACGACAAAAGGACGATGGCGGTACGGACTGCGCTATCTTTAAAGTAACTGGTGCAGCACGAGAAGAAAACGGCAACTCTACTGTAACATTATTAAACTCAGCAACTACTGTTGTACACAACCCAGAAAATATGGGGATTGCTGTAAGTGCGAATACGTCGAATGGAACTGTTGATTTTACATTCACAGGGTTAGCTTCGCACGACATTAGGGCCGTTGCAACGGTTCAAGTAACCCGTCTTAAATACGACTAAACGCCTAAAGGAGAAACTAATGGCTATTCAAAATAATATTGCAGAAGGTGCCTCTCAGTATGGCATCGCATTTAATAACGCTTATTACCGCATTGTGACAGCGGCAGTCAGCCGTCAGCGTGGAACTGATCCAAAGTTCTCCGTAATGATTGACTTGAGTGCCTATGCAACAAGCTCACCCAACGATGATACCCGTGAGGTAGACTTCAAACGCTACAGTGCAAACCTAACAGATGTAGAAGCTAAGTCTGGATCTACGTTT